AAAGGACAGTATACATATAGTATCTATGAGTCAAGTACCACACCTCCAACTATTGCTAACTCTACAGGAGTAGTGATTGAAGAGGGCAGGATGGTAGTATCAGGACCAATAGTATCATCAATTTATGAGTAATTATGGCATTAAAAGACTTTTTTAAAACAGTAAAGCATGAAATAGTAGAGGGATATCAGTCATTCTCTACTCCATTCCTAAAAGTAGGAGGTGCTAATTTAACTCTACCTTATGTTAATGGTAGAAATCAGACTAATGGCTATATTCCATTTGGGCAGGATAATCTGTATCCAGAACTACTCAATCAGATATTCTACTCATCACCATTACATGGTTCAATAGTTGGCTATAAAGTGAATGCAGCTGTAGGAGGTGGATTTAATATAATAGCTGATAGACTTACTCCACAGGATAAGCTAGAGCTATATACACTAGAGAGAAAATTAAACATAAAAAAGGTAGTACCTGCAGTAACTCAGCAACTAATACTACATAATAGAGTATATTTCAAGTTATGTTTTGATGATAAGATGAAGCTCACAAAGATAGTCAATTTATCTCCTGAGAAACTTAGAGTAAACTTAGATAGAAAGAGATACTATATCTGTGATGATTGGGCTAGTAGGATTGGAGTACAGGAGATAAGAAGATATACTCCTACCTGTAGAGACTATGAGCAACTATTTGTATATGAGGTAGAATGTATTGGACAGGATTACTATCCATTACCTCAATACACCTCAGCTTTAAACTTTGCATTCTTATCAGGTGAACTTAGCTACTTTGCTAAAAGTAATATACAAAATTCAGTATTTCCTAGCTTTGCTATGATGTTCCCTAAAAGACCTCAGTCTGAGGAGGAGAAAAACATGATACGAAATACCATTGATAGGCTTAAAGGTGCTGCCAATGCAGGTAAAGCTGTGGCTTTCTTTGCTAACTCAGCAGACCAACTGCCAAAGATAGAGTCACTACCTACTAATGGTAATGATAGTCTATTTCAAGAGGCATCACAGCTAAACACTGAGCAGATTTGCTTTAGTCACACCATTGATCCTATACTTATGGGAATCAGAACAACAGGCTCACTAGGTAATGGCTCAGATATTAAGCAGGCTTATATCATATTTGAGAAGAATGTAGTAATGCCATTGAGAGATATGGTAGCTGACATCTTTAATGAGCTGTTATTTATAGCTAAGATAGATGCAGATTTCACAATCAATAACTATCAGATAATTAATGAGGCAATAGTAGAGCTTGAGGGAGATACCTCTAAGACTAATGATGCACTTAATAGCCTATCACCTTTGGTAGCTACTAAAGTGCTTGAGACTATGACTGAGAATGAGATTAGAGCCTTAGCATCTTTACCTCCTGTACCTGGAGGAGATAAAAGCAAATCACAAATTGCACAAACACCTATAATATAATGCTATACTTTATTACAGAAACTTATCTAAAGAATAACACACCCATTACAGCTAATGTAGATGTAAACAATGTTACTCCTTACCTAGCTACTCAAGCTCAGTTGAGAATCATGCCTATCTTAGGTACTACATTCTATAATGACTTGCTAACTAAGTACAATGATCAGACATTAGATCCTGATGAAGAGACTTTAGTAACATTCATTCAGCCTATTATAGCATGGAGAGCAGCAGAAGATGCTGTATTTGGTCTATCATTACAGCTAAAGAATAAAGGATTGCAAACTCAGTTCGGAGATAACAGCTCATCTGTAGATAGAGGTACAATAGCATTCAGTATGGAACACTATGCACAAAAGGCTGCATTCTTTGAGCAAAGATTAATAAGATACCTACTTAAAAATAGAGCTTTGTATCCAATATTCACCGGCACAACTAACCGAGATACTGACCTTAGACCTATGATAGATGGATGTGGATGTCTATCTAATGGCTTGCTAGAATGTACAGGATTATGTGGAGGTTCAGGTAACAATGGTTACAATAATTCAATCCTAATACTATGAAGCACTCAGGAGTCTTATCTATAATAGTATTCAGTTTAGGATACTTAACAGGCATATCATTACTATTTGAGCCTGCTCTATATCTTAAGCTAATGGGAGGTAGTATAATAGGATATCTTACTTTTATTCTAGCATTACAACAAGAAAAGCGTGAAGATGAAGAGGGGGAGGAATACGAATGAAAGCACAACTATCTCTATTACTAATATCTATACAATCAGAACTTTTGACTCTTATCTCTATATGCCTTGCATTCTTTTTACCAATAAGTGGCATCTTGTTAATGATTGGAGTATTAATATGTATTGATACTTTTACAGGCATAAAAAAAGCTCATAAATTAAAAGAGAAAATAACTAGCAGAAAGCTCTCATCTATTATAAGCAAGTTGTTACTATATGAGGTAACTGTGATAATGTTCTTTTTAATAGACCAATTCATACTTAATGATATCATCCTCACTTTTTTCAGTGTACCATTTATGCTCACCAAAATTGTAGCATTAGTACTAGCATCTGTAGAGGTAATCTCTATTAATGAAAATATTAAAGTAATTTCTACTAGAAACTTAGACCTTTGGCAAAGTGCTAAGGCATTATTTGCTAGAGCTAAAGAAGTTAAAGACAACCTAAACAAATTAAAATGACACGTTGGGAACTTACATCTAAATATGGTACTGCTAATGTAACAGGAGCAGGATACTTAGTGAAGATTAAGCTACCATATCCAATGAGAATAGCTTGGGACTTAGACAGCACTGTCAATACTATGATGTGCCATAAGTTAGTGGCTTCTAATTTTACAGCTGTATTCTGTGAGCTATTATCTGAGTATGGCTATGATAAGATTAAGGAGTTAGGGATAGATTTATTTGGTGGATGTTTCAACTATAGAAAGATGAGGGGAGGTACAGCCCTATCCATGCACTCATGGGGGATAGCAATAGACTTAGATCCTGCTAGAAATCTACTCAAAGAATCATCGAAAACTGCAAGATTTGCAAGACCTGAGTATAAGGCAATGATAGATATATTCTATAAGCATGGATTTATATCTTTGGGTAGAGAGAAGAACTACGATTGGATGCACTTTGAAATAAAAGAATGATGAGATACTTAGCTATAATCTTACTGCTCAGCAGCTGCTCTGCACAATACCATCTTAATAAAGCAATTAAGAAAGGATATACCTGTGAAGAGACAGGAGATACTATCAGAATCACAACTTTAGATTCTATCCCTGTTATAATTAATAATGATATAATATGGGAGAAGTTTATAACTACCAAAGATACTATTATCAAGTATAGAACAGTGTATGTGCCTAAGACAAAAATAGAATTAAAGCGAGAATATAAATTAAAAGTAAAAACTATCTACAAAGATAGGATAGTAGAGAAAGCTAAAGCTAAGGCTTCACAACCTAGACCTAGAGGCAATCTTAGTTTATTATTTGTAGGAGTAGGCATAGGCTTACTGCTGTCATATCTCTTAAAATTTGCTAAAAACAAATATTTGCTCTAAGTTTACACCATCTATGGTAAGAAAAAGACTGTTTTTTGACATTGAGACATCATTCAATGTTGGTATATTTTGGCGATCAGGCTATAACCTCACAATCAATCCAGGTGATATCATCCATGAGAGAGCTATTATCTGCATCTGCTATAAATGGGAGTCAGAGGATGATGTACAATTCCTAACTTGGGATAAAAAGCAATCAGATAAGGCTATGATTAAAGCATTCCTTAAAGTTATGGCTCAAGCTACAGAGATTGTGGCTCATAATGGGGATAGATTTGACCTCAAATGGCTACGTACAAGAGCTTTATTACATGGTATTGATGTTATGCCTTCACCTAAGACTATAGATACTCTTAAATGGGCTAGAAAATACTTTAATTTTAACTCAAATAAACTAGACTATATAGCTAAGTATTTAGGGGTAGGTCAGAAAATGGATACAGGAGGATTAGATTTGTGGAAAGACATAGTATTTAAGAAAGATCAGAAAGCTATGGATAAGATGGTAGAGTATTGTAAGATGGATGTTACTGTCCTAGAAGCTGTCTTCAATAAACTCAATTCTTATGCAGCTCCATCTACTCATTATGCTGTAATGGAGGGAGATGATAAATTCTGCTGTCCTGAATGCACTAACTATAATGTAAGGTATAATAAACAGGTAGTGACTGCAGGAGGTACTATCCATCATTGGATGTTATGCAATGATTGTAGAAAACATTTTAAAATAAATAATAAAACTTACACAGAATTTTTGAAATTCAAATATAAACATTAACTTAGCACTTGTTTCCATAGTGTAGAAAGCAGTTGTAAGCTCCCCAGCACGCAGCTGCTTTTTTTTGTGTAAGATATGCTTTACATAATAGGAATAATTCCGATTAACTATGTAATTCTAAGGTAATACTTTGAAATTACATGATATTCTTAAGGTTATAGCCCTAAATTATTATAATATTATGCGGTTGCAGTCGCAAATTGCGACCTATTCTTATTTAGAATGAATATAAATTACATTATTTTATTGCAGTTATAAAACTTTATACTATCTTTGGCGTATAGTTATCAACAATTAAAACTTTTACACATGAAAACATTTAATGAAATCTTAGATTATTTAGAAGTACAACAGCAGGAGGACAAACTAAATACAAATCAACTGCATTTAATTATTCAGACCTTAACTACATTTTTGAACAAAGAACAGTTACAGGAAATTGAGAATTTATTTAACCAATTTAAAAGATAATACAATGAAGAGACTAATTAAATACTTTACTCCTGTAGGAGAAGAGCAGATAGCTATTGCTAAGGCATTTATTATAGTAACATCTGTAACATTATCAATCTTATTTTTATTCACTTTTTTAGAACTTATATTATGAATTTTATAAACCTATTCAAAAGAGACAATACTTATTTTTCTAATTGGACTACTGACTATGATAGTGATGTATATATAGCAGGCACTATTGAGCCATTTACCTACAATGCTACAGAGACTGATGATGAAAATATGTCCCTGTTTATTCTAAGTGATGCAAATCTTAACCTACTTAAATCTAAGCTATGACAATCAACGCAATTATAAAGTATTGGACTAGCAGGAGAACAGCAGAAGAGATAAGGGGTGGATTTAATCTGCCTCTTTACCTCAGGTATTTACAAATCATAAACAATAAATCCAATGACTGAGTTCACACAGCTTGCTATTAAGGTCCAGGATGCTATAGCTAATGGTGATTACACTCACCAAAAATACCTAAGATTCAGAGAGTGGTACTTTCAAAATTATGAGGGTAGTAAGAGAAATGCTAACAGAGATTTTGCAATGTTTGATTTAATGTATGGCTTAGATGTGCCAATAAAAAATAATGACAATGAAGATATATAAAGTAGTGTATAAGACCTTTGACTATTGGAATGGTCCTATAAAGTTAGTGACCAGGATAGTGGAGGCATATGATGCTGATCATGTTAAGCAGCTCATACAAAAGAATGATGATCTAATTCTATTAATTGAAGAGGTATGAATGATATCATAAGAGAACGGTATCCATTTGAGCCTACTAAAAAGATAGCAGATGACTTAGGACTTAGTGAGTCATCAGTGTATAATAGAGCTTTTGCTATGGGAATTAAGAAAGATCCTGTATACTTAAGGTCTACTCAATATCCTCCAGGATATCTAGGTGGTAAAGCTACTCAATTTCAGAAAGGTCATGCACCTGCTAACAAAGGACAAAAAATGTCCACAGAAGTATATCAGAAAGTGGCTCATACTATGTTTAAAAAAGGTGCTAAGCCTGTAAATACTCAGCCTGTTGGAACTATCCATCAGAGAAAGGATACAGGAGGTAAGATGTACCTGTATATTAAGATAGCAGATTCACATTGGGAACAGCTAAACAGGTACACTTGGGAACAGCATAATGGACCAATTCCTAAGGGGATGGTGGTAGTGTATAAAGATGGTAATTATCTGAATAATGATATTGATAATCTGCTAATGATTACTAAAAAGGAGAACATGGCTAGAAATACCATACAAAGATTGCCTAAAGAGCTTCAGCAGGTGATGAGATTAAAATGTAAACTAATAAAAAAAATAAATAACAATGGCACAAAACAAATTAAGTGATTTAAGAGATCACATCTTTATGGCTCTCGAGAGATTGAGCGATGAAACATTAACAACAGACCAGGTAAATGTAGAGGTAGATAAAGCTAAGGCAATATCTCAGCTCGCAGGAACTCTAATCCAATCTGCTAAGGTAGAGATTGATTTCATTAATGCTACAGGAGTATTAGAATCTCAATCAGATCTATTTAAGTCAGTAACTCAAACTAAATTATTATGACAGCAGTACAGCAGGTGTTTAGTGACTTAGAGAAGTTACAGCCCCATCTATTCAATATGCACTCAGTAGAGGGTAGAGAATTTGTCAATCACTTTCATAAGTATTTGGAGGAGGAGACTAATCAAATGAAATATTTTTATAATCTAGGTCAAATCTATAATGGATGTCCTTATGAATTTGAACAGTACTATAATAAATCATTTAAAAACTCAGAACAATGAAAAAGACAGCAGTAGAATGGTTATTTGAGCAATTATGTTCAGAAAAATTAAGTTGGAATAAAGATTCGAATGGAAAGTTATTTATTGATAGAATAACAAGTGATATTTTTCAACAAGCCAAAGAAATGGAGAGAGATCAGATAGTGGAGGCATTTGGAGATGGTGCTATGGATACTTTAAAATTAGGTAAAGAGTACTATAATTATTTATATAAAAACTCAGAACAATGAAAGAAATAGATTTTTTAAAAGAACAAATCAAAAAGTATCAGCTAGATAATAACTCTAGAAATAGAGCATATGTCTATAAAAGATACTATATAATGTACAGGCTGAATAAATGTAACTTGTCACTTAGTGAAATAGGTAGGATGATGAATAGACATCATGCTACTGTTATTCATGGTATCAAAATGCACAGGAGATGGTCCAGGCAACAGGATAAAGTATATCTCCATGAGATAGAGCCATTAGTTCAAACTGCTCTTAATAATGATTATGAGGATAAATACAAAGTTTCGGCAGTAGAGCAGTTCAATTATATCAATGTAAGGATTCAGATGCCATGGGATTATGATAAGGTCCATAAATTTAAAGAATATATGACAGCTAAAGAACTAGCTGAAATAATTTAAAGCTCTTCGGAGCTTTTTTTGTGCAATGTTAAAATGGTCCTTACAACTTTGCACAAAAGATTGCACATAAAATAACATTGATTATCAGTAATTTAGATTGATTTGTGCAAAGTTTTGAGAAAAAGCCCCTACCCTATATATACTATAAGACCAGGATGAAAAAAAAAAAGTAAAAAAAAAGACCAACTTTGCACAAAGCCTTGGTACTGCTAACTTTTGGGTGTGCAAAGTCTGTGCAAAGTTGTATGTTGATAAAAAAAGATTGCACACTTTGTAAAGTATTAATAATTATTATTACATTTGTAAAAATTGAACAGCCAAATGACAAAGACTTTAATCTTAGAGAGTATAAATCCCCCTATCAACTTGGCTGTTCGCTTAGGGGGACTCTCTTTTTTATATAAATTATGAATCTAATAGATGTAGCACATGAATTAATAGCAGAGGGATTGAATCCTCTACCACTTTGGAACAGCAAAGCTCCAATGCTTGAGGCAGGTCATAATTTTTTATATGAAACTATTACAGATGTAGATAGTAGATTCTTAAAAGCTGAGAAAATAGGGATAGCCTGTGGATTAGTTAGTGAATTTTACTGCATTGACTTTGACTGCCATAATGGTGAGCCTATTAAAGATACATTTGATGACTTTATTAGTGTGCCATCTATTAAGATGCTAATTAAAGATGGGATGCTATCCTGTTACACTACAGCAGGAGGTGGATATCATGTTTACTTTAGATCAAAAGAGAAGTTTAATGGTAGAGTATTTGCTAAATATCCTACAGGAGCTACAATGGTAGAGATGAGAGGCAATGGTCAGTACTGTGCCTGCTATCCATCTAGTGGATATAGTCATATCGGTGGTGAGGAGTACATAAAGCTGAGCTATTTTGATGATGATATTAATAATGTCTTTGATTTAATCACATCTTACAATCAGCATCACACTATTAGTCTACCTCACAAAGATACATCTGATAGAAAGTGGGCAGAGAC